TCCAATTACTGCCGCGCCAAACTCATTTTGCGGAATGACAACACGTGCATCCCAAACGGGCGCCATAAACTTACTGTTATAATCATCAGGAATGGCAAGGAACTGCGTGTACGTTTTGTCATTGCTGTATGCAATAACTGTTGCAGCCATGCGATTCGGTGCGGACTCAAACCGACGATTCAGTGCAGTTTTATACAACGCAAGATTTGTTGCGTCACGAACGGGGCAAGTAATAAATGTATACCAAGTGTCGCCAAGGTTGTCCGAACCATCGGTCTTAGTGAATACTTTTGTTACGTCAATTTCGCCAGCACCCAAAGCAAGGAATCCAGACACCGGCACAGTGACGGTAGTGCCTGACGGGTTATACGATGATTGTGATAATCCAGCAGGATTAAGCCGTACCTGAATGTCATTTCCAACAATGCCCTTTGTTCTTGCTGTAATTGTTACAACGTGTTCGCTGCCCTCGCCACCAACAGTAGCCGTTACGGGCGCGTCAATATCGGCGGTAATTGCAGACACAAACGTAGCTGCCTGTGTTGCGCCGGTTGCGCCAGATGCAACATTGACCTGATATACTTTTCCAGCGACCTCGATATACCACGTTCCGGCTGATGCGGATGAATCAGTGAATGTTACCGTACCTGACGCGGCAACGGCTGCGGCTGGTTCCTCAACGGCCATTGCGTATAGGTTATCAGAATAACCGCCAAGAGGCTCAAGAATCTTAATGGCCTGGCGGTGGATTTCCGAACCATACCCAAATTGATTGGCAAAATCTTCGGCGGTAAAACCACGGAATGTGTCATACTCTACAACTGCGGTTTTTGCCTGGTCATACTGGCCGACAATCAAAACCTTTTCGGGGATATACGCACCGCCCTGCGTTCTTTTTCTTCCTGTTTGTTCAACAACACGCGCGGATGCGCGGCGGAACTGCGGGAAGTAATTAAATGGTATCGCCATTTATTCCTCCTATCTTTCTACTCTTCGTAGCTATGTTTAACAAACCAACTTTCGATAGTCTGCTTAAACTTTATTTGTGCGTCGGTAATATCAACTGCAACACCGTCATCAGACGGTTCAAACGGTAATACAACCTCAAGCGATATTCTGGCCGGTGCATAGCTGCCGGTTGATTCGTCGCCCTCTTGGTTATATATTTGTACAGACGCCTTTAATGCGTGCGTGTCAATTGCTCCGGCAGGTAATCCAAAATCCTGTTCGCTCATGCGGGTTATTGCATGACGTGCTTGCGCAACCAAAAGGTGTAATCGTGCAGCCGCGTATTCGTCAGCGGGTGTTAGTGTTACCGCGCCTGTTCCTTCGTTTGTTTGCTCCTCCGTTGTTCCCAAAACATAACAATCAATATTTATTGTCACGCGGTCTTGTGTATAACGCCTTGTACCACCACCACCGGGCGATACATTTTCTATCATAACATTGACCAACGCGACGTTTTGTTGATTCTCAATCCACGGCCGCCAACGGTCACGCGATACTATAAAATTACGCGCTTCGTCAACCGCCCTTTCTTCTGTTGCCACTTTTTCCAATGCGGAGATTATACCGGTTTGTACGCTATACCATGCGGGGTATGCAACTGCCATTATTCACCCTCCGGCACTGGTACTGGTATTACTCGTTTCATATATATTTTACCGATCATGGTTATCATCCCGGTTGTTCGATCAAAAATTGGGTTTTCAACTATATATTCTTTTTCTTGTGCTATTCCATTCGTAAACTTTAATTTCCACTTGCCAGCAGTTTCGGCGGGATTGCCATGAGGAAATTGGCTTGTAATTCCATCCGGCGCATACAAAGAAACTGAACCTGCAACCTTACGTGCAATAACTGGCAGGCCGGTTGATGGATTTATATCCAAATTAACGTCGATAAAAAACCACGTTACCGGCTCCATCTCAACACCGGCGGGGGTAGTAAATACGACGGGCGCGGAAAAACCGTTTGGATTTGATAGAATCCTTGCTATGTCTTTTCGTGCCCGTTCGTACAGATTCATTTTTCTATTCGTTCCTTTTTCGATTCAACTACTTCTTTTTTCTGCTCTTCGCGTTTTGTATGTACTGCAATCAATGGGCTTTTGACGGTTCGCCAATATTCAAGCACCACGCCGGGTATTTGTTTCCCGGCGGGCACCTGATAGGAAATACCGCCAATTTTTACACTAAATGGTTTTATTGCAATCATTGGCGGCTACCGATTACCAAGTCGGGAGGGTGATTTTCTGCACGAAGTTTGCAAGCCCCTCGGCATTGTAAATACCTTCGGCGAAATAGTAGGCTCGCTCTTCCTGTGCGAGTGTCTTTACGTCCGGCTGGGTGTCAATTTCGGTAGTAAGTCCGCGCTTGACGATGATGTCCATGTACCGGTTTGGTTTTACAAGATAGGCGTATGTATCGCCAACACCGGCGTAGGTTGTATCGCCATCGCGACCGATGATAGTTTCTCCATCGTACGCAATAATTCCCGCAATTTCGGAAATGGCGCCAAGTCGCTTGTTGTTCGTGTTCTCGGGCAAACCGTTAATAACCTTTGACGCATGGCGTGCAACATTACCGGAGCAAAGAAGGTATGAACCGCTGGGGTCAATCTTCTTTTTGGCTACGGGGTCAGTGCGCTTGCCGAGGTCGTCGATTGCGTTTTCAAGCGTGTCGTACAGGAGTTCCTGGCGTCCGGCGCCACTAGTTGTTGCTTTGTTAGTGTGCTTTGCAGTTCCTGCGTTGCCGTAAGAGGCATAGTCAAGAATCGGGGAAATCGCATTGTCGTCAAGTTTTGCGTTGTATCCGGCGGCAACACCGTCGGCAAGCATGGTCATGTCAAGAGACTTGTCAAACAGTGAAGCGAGCAAATCCCATGTGAAACCGGCGGCGTAAATTTTTACGTCGAATGTTCCAGTTGCACCTTCTCCCTTGTCGCCCTGTCGTACGGGGTCGCCGGTTCCGTTGTATTCGTCGAACACGATACCATAGGGTAGCATTTCGGTCAGCTTGTTTGTGCGGTCGGCGTCGGGCCGGTTATAGATGTTGTACAGAAACTGGCGGACGGTCGGGTTTGAGTTCTTGCGCACGGTGATGTCCACGCGAAGCGCATCCCACAACTGCGCCCAATCGGGAAGAAGTGTGTTGCCGGTAACTGCGGCTTTTGCAGTTTTTTCAAACCGGCCGGAAGTTACACGGGCAAACGCTGATTCGATTTTTCCATCGCTCCAACGCTGGGGAACATGGATTGCGCCGCCGTATACGTCGGCTTTTGAATAGTCGGTGCCAGATGCGCCAAGAACGGTTGCGCCTGAATTGAACGCACGGGTCCACAAGGCGGACTGTCCCGAGGTCTTCCAGTCGCGACCGATGCGGGTTTCTGCCATTGTGATTTTCTGCGCGTATACGGGGTCGATGCGGTCAATTGAGCCGGCGATTTTTTTGTTGTATACTTTGATGTCACTCATTCTATTATCCTCCTTAGATATAGGCGATAAACACGATACCGGCATCTCCGGAAGCGTGAGTTTTTACGGTGATTGCGTCGGTTCCGACAAGCAACTTAGTGTCATCGACACCGGCGGCTACACGGGTCACGGCTCCGTCAACGGCCATTGCGATTGCGGTGTGTACCGCGCTTGCGCCATTGAGAACCTGTGCGGTTCCACCAGACGCGGTTGCTGTGGCGATGTTCCATACATCAACGATATACGCACCGACGGGGAGTTGTGCGGCCTTTCCGGTTGTGCTGTAATCGGTTGCGGCGTCAATTACGACTTTTGCAACCTTGAGCGCCTGTCCGTCGCGAGCTCCGAATGGACGAATCTGTACAGCGGTCTGTGCGCTACCGGTTCCTTGTTCGCCGGTAATCATACCGACTGAAATAGAGCCGGACTCGGGAGCGTCAACAATTTTACCGGCGGCAGAAGAACCGCCTGGCACGAAGTATGCCATTTTCCCAGCGGTGAATGTGTCGGTTGCTTCAACCTGTGCGGTGGTGAATTCAAACGTACCAGAAATTGGCATTATTTTTCCGCTTGCGGCATCTGCGATTCCGTCCGGGTCCATTACGAATCCGAGGTATCCGGCAAGATAAACAAGCTCACCATACAGGGCGGTTCGTCCGAGGTTGTTGGTAACGGTTACCTGGTCGCCAACCTCGCGGATTGCAAGGTCAAAGTTATAATCATACGTAGTCATTGACATTTGTTATGTCCTCCTTATTTTACTGACACCATGCCGATTGGCTGGTAATCATTTTCGCTTGATTCGACGTTGCCATCGTGTACGCCGCTTGCGTCTACCGGCCCGGCCGAATCTGCGGCGGCAAGAATCATGTCGGTCACCTGCGCGGCAATTGCGGAAACGTCGCGACCGTCGGATACGGCCTCGTCAATAAGAGCGACGGCATCACCAACCTTCGCGGCTTTTCCCTTTAACAGTACAAGGGCTTTTACTCTTTCGCGCTCTTTTGATACGGCGCTTTTCCCAATCTCGGCAACAGCCTCTTCGTACACTGCGGAGGCGTTTGCTTTCAGGTCTGCGAGAGATTTTATTTCCATCTCGTTATCTCCTTTTTCTACAGTTATATTTCCAACTGCGGCGGGTTTCGCCTCCGCAGCTATTGGCATTGTATTCATCATCGCGGCCGCTTTTTCGCGAAACGCTTTTGCGTCTACTTTTGTTTTTGCGTTATTTGCCATATTGCCAAAAGACAAACGGGCGGCGGCAAGTGCTTGACTTTTTCCGTCCTTATTTTTCGGCGAGTCGGTTTTTACCATGTCATCGACAAAACCAGCGTCTTTGATTTCGTCACCGAAAAGCCATGTTTCCGCGTCCATAAGTGACCGTATTTCGGCCTTTTTCTTTCCGGTCTTTTTTACATAAGCATCAGCCATAATGGACGCAAGCCCGCCCAAAAACTCGCCAGTCTCGGCCATTGCGCGATAATCACCGGCGGCAAAAGACCACGGATTGTGGATCATAAACACCGCGTTATCTTCAGCTACCACCATGTCGGCAGGGGCCATCATAATATATGACGCCATTGACGCACCAAGGCCCTTGAGCGTCATAAGTATCTGTGCGCCGGGGTTTTCGCGTTTATAATCACGAATAAGGTTGTATATTTCAATGCCGGTAAAAACGTCACCGCCGGGAGATGCAATATCAATATCGATATCCTCACCCTTTGCCGCGCGGAACTGGTCGGCAACTGCCTGGCTGGTAACGTCCCATCCAATTTCACCAGATATGGTTATCTTTTTTGCCATTCATAAACTCCTATACACCCTACATTGATAGAGTGGTTTTTAATAGCGATTGTCAAGGGTAAATGCTAAAATAATTTAACATTTTTTTTGTTTCGTCTTTTAGTGCGTCAAGCCCTAAGCCGTTGCGTATAACATAGTCGGGTTTTATTTCCTCGACGGCTTTTTCTGAATCGTGCGTCATGTCAACTGGCCAACCAGGTCGGCGTATCATTACGATTTTACCGCCGCGTTTTTTTATCGCCTCGGCTTCGTGCGGGAACCGTACGTCGGCAATTACCGCGTTGTCGTCATCGCCGATTGTGTTGAGTAGTGAACGTGTCCATAGCAGGCGACCGGTTTTTTCTTTGAAACTGTCGTATTCTGACAGTTTGTATTGTCCCCATTCGGTGCCGAGTGACTGCAATGCGTGCCTGGGCGATATTCCCCATTTTGGGTCAACCTTGTCTTTCCTATCGGTGTATAGGTCGTCAAAATCCCAACCGAAAATTATTGACGCGACTACTTTCATTGTGTCGGCAAGTGCGCATTTGTAAAAATCCGGCGATGTAAGATCACAAATAAAATCGGCGACGGTATCTTTCCCGTGTCGGGCGTGTCCTGTTATTCCTATAATCATAAAGTAAACTCCGGGATAATCTGGTCGCGGTACAGGTTTAGCGTCATTTTTACGCCACCCTGTTTTTGTTTTGTTCTCATTCGCTCTTCGCCGTAATTGATACGATACCCATTTTCTGTGGCATTTGTTTCTGACAACACTTTTGTATATGTTCCGGTCATTACACCGTATCGTGGCTTTGAAAAAACACGGGCGCTATTTAACAGCCCTACTGTTGGATCGATTTCGTGCGCCCACCTCTGGTGTTTATGTCCAAGCCAGATAATATCAGCCTGTACATACTGGTATCGTTTGATATCGATTATCCCGTCGGTTACTTCGGCATTTCCGCCCTGTCCGTGATTGTAGAAAATATCAAACGCCATGTTGTGGCCACCGCTGTTACCCTGAAATGCGTACCGTATAAAACCGGTGTATCCGCCGTGTCTGATTGGCGGTAGTTTTTTGTCGCGGAATTGTGCAAGGTAAAACAGTAGCATTCTTGTCACGTCGATATGGTGGTATTTTAATACCGACACCTCGTGGTTGCCCAATCCGATCATGTCGATGTTGTTTGCGTACGGGGCAAGAAGTTTACCGATTTTTTCAACCGCTTCGTTTATTTTGCCATCAGTGTCGCCGGTGTCATTTCCGCGAGAATACCGTTTTCTGTCTGACGGAAGAATACACCCAAACAAATCCCCGTTTATATTTATTCTTGCCCCTTCGTTTTTTGCGCGGTCAAAGTCACGGGTAAATAGCTCTTTATCAAACCCTGATTCGTCGGCGTGCAAGTCTGAACACAAAAATATATTAAACTTTTCTGGATTGCTTTTTGACGGCCGATACTTATGTCTAAATACGTGTGACTCCATTGGCGCACCCTTATTTTAGTACGTTTATGATGATTAACGCGGCAAGCCCTGCCCCTAAGCCGATTATGATTTTATTTTTTAGGCGCCCAGTTTTCAAAGATGATTGATATTGCGCGTTCAAGTTTTTGTACATTATCAACAATTCGCTGTATTGTGTCTCCGTCTTTTTCAAGTTGGCCATTGATTCCGTCAATAATTGTTTTTGCGTCGTCAAGTCGCTTTGTGATTCGGCTATTAGCGTCTGTAATTCGGCTATTTGCTTTTTGTAATTCAGAATTGATAATTCGAGCAACTGCAAGTCGAGCCTCATACTCTGCAACAATTGCTGTATTGTCGTCTGCTGATTTTGTGTATTTTGCTGTGAGGTATCCGCCGAAAAAACTGGCGCCAATAATAGCGAAAAAAACAATAGCGCTAACAATAGTTTTCTTGAATTGTTCAACCACATTTTTACCCCTTACCCCTGCTTTGAAAACTTACCGGTCGCACACAATGCCGCGCCAAACCCGATGATATACGCGGGGTCTTTACCGAACCACCAGCCAACAACGCCGGTTACAACGAGTGCAAATCCAATAACCTTGACTATATCACCGTCCCATTCGCCGTCGGTAAAAAGTGATTTGATAAACTTCCTCATTTTATTCCGTCCTTTATTACAAATACCCTGACCGATTCTATCCATCCGTCACTGGCAGATTTAGAGCCACCCTCTATTGGGTCAAACTCAATACGCGCTTTTAACGGGACGCCAAAAGAACCATTGCCACACACAAAATGCGAACCCTTTACGCCACTTCGTTTTAATTCAAGTATTTCTTCTTCGCCGGGTTTTGTTTTATAACTTACCGGTTCCCGTCGGTATTCTACACACCGCGATTTTATGCCAAACATTTGAGCCGCGAAATTATAAAAACCTTTTTGGTCTAAAATATAACCACCATCCAAAGGCTTACCGTCATTAGTAAATAATTCTTGTTGTATAAATCTATTTTGCATACCTTGGAAATAAATCCATTTAACTTCATCGTTAGAAAACCGTCGGCCTTTTGCGTGTTTTTCCAATTTACACAAAATTGAATTATGGAAGCATCCCCACTTATTAAGAAACGGCCCTAACTCTGGATTGGTTTGGTATTTAATTTTACGCTCCCTGTGTGACTATTTATCACACTCCTTGATTTTATGCGTCTGCTCGATACGCACGATTCTTACTTCGTGGCTGTCAAGCCTTTTGTCGTGGTCATTGAGCTTACTATCATGGGCATCCATTGTCTTTATGAGCCGTTCAGTTGCGTCGGCTAATTTTTGTAATGCGGTAAATACTTTTATCAATGTGCCAATCAACGCACCCATTACCACAACACCGATAGATACCAACGCAACTATTGCTTCAACGCTCATTTGTTATTCCTCTTCTTCGTCTGTATTTTCATAATCTGCCGGATTTTCTTTTGTAATATCTTCCATCGGCCTGTTTGCTTCCGCTACCCGCTCTAATTCGCTTTTTATCTTTTCAAGATTTTCGTTATAATCGCCGCCTGTTCTTTCGGCCGTAATTTCCGCGCCGGTTTTATAACCATGCTTTTGTTCGAGGATATGTGCATTGACAGATTTGAGCGGGTCAATATCAGGGCGCTGGTTTCCTATCCATTGCGCGTTGGTATATGCAAGCAATAATTCTTTTGATGTCATTACGCCTGGCGCTATAATTCTACCGCGTGCAACTTCGCCTAAAAACCACATTTGGAAAACGTCGTCCTCGAAGTCATAGCCGTGATTTTCGCGGAATCGGTTAACGCTCATCCAGAACATGAGTAATTCGCCGCGCGCGCCAGAATACGAATTATTAAACGCAAGGTCAACCACGGACAACGGCATATTTTTTGACGCTGCTATGTTTTTCTTGACTTCCGAAAAGAACGTACCAAAATTGACGTTGGGGCGCGATGTATCAAATGAGTGGATTTCATGCCCAGCAGGTAAAGCATCCGCAATAATTCCACCATTTTTCATGTCGAGTGTATTGAACTTTGACACGTATTCGGCGGTTTCTGGATCGGCCGTTGATGTTGTTTGTTTTGTTTTATTGGCTGTTCGTTGCGCACCCTGCCCGGGCAACCACGGCTCACCGTCCTGATCCTCTGGCGGTTTTACCCACACCGCAAAAAGTGCGTTGACTATTGCGGCCTGTATTTCTAAATCTTCGTACTGTCCGAGTTTTATTAGTTCCTGGATACACGATGCGAGATACGGAACACCGCGTCTTTGCTTTTCATTCGTTGATAAAAAATTGTGTATCATCATTATACGGCCAGACTTTTCGCCGAACCGTGATACTCTGGTTGTTTTGCCTGTTTTATCGTCTAAGATAAAATATGCGACTGCCTCGCCATACTGGTCGTACTCAATGCCATTGACAACCTCATGTCCTGGCGTGTTAGTAAATCCGCCGGTTATATTTTCAGGCGGGATAATTTGAATTGTGAGCGGATTTCTTTCGCGGGTGTTTGCGTATCGTAGTAATACAAAATACTCGCCGTCTTGCAAGAGATAATCAAAACAGGCGCGGGAAAGTTGCGGGAGGTTTCGACGGGTATTATATTCGGGTGAGTATGATTTACCCCACATTCTATATCGCTGCTCGGTATTCTTTTCCCATTTGGCGCGCTCTTGCTCTTTTATAAGTCCGTTAGGGTCTATTATGTCCCAATACGGTTGAGGCCTTAATCTAAGCCCCGAACCAACAACAACTTCGGCTAATCTACCAACCATTGCCTCGCCCGCCGGTGAACGTATAACCGCAAGGCGAGACAGGCGACGCAAGGAATCAGGGGAAGAATTATACAGGATTGACGCGCCAGATAATGCGCCGGGTGATTTTTCGGCGGACTCAAACAGATCATTGGCGATTGAACCACTCGCCTGCCTGCCGAACATTTTACCAATGAGCGCAATTTTACCAGATATTTCAGCGCGCCGGGTTTTTGACTCTTGCGCTTGTGCGTTATATTTTGCTATTTCCGCGCGGGCCTTAAACCCGAACGGGTCAAAACTATTTGCCATTTCTACCTGTCCTTTATATTATAGTCCGGGTGTATAATTTATGTGGGTCAATTGTGCGCCGGTATATGTTCCTGATTTAATTTCGTATGCCTTCATCCATACAGCCAATAGGTCTTGTATTTTTGACGGGTCTTGCGTATTGACGGAATGGCGGCCTTGCGTAGTGTCTAGGCTATAGCCGCCCTGAAGAGAGGAGTCGAGCATGGATTGATACGTTGCAATTTGTGTTTGGATTTGTACAAGACTGTACATATTCGCTATTTGATTTGCTGTTATCGTTCTCATGCTCTTTTGTCCCTCACATTGATAGAGTGGTTTTTATAGGCGGTTGTCAAGGGTATTCACGAAAGTTTTTGCATTTCTTTTTCAACCGCCTGTATAAACCAATAATCCATTTGGGCTTGTGTCATTGTTTTGGTTGTTTCTTCAAACAATGGCTCGGGTGGTGTTTTTGTTTGTGTTTCGTTCATATTTCGCAATAATGACACTTTTTTACCGGTTATACGGGCAAGGTATTTTGCATCACCCATATCGACGGTGTAATATGTGTTCTTTGCAATTTTACCACGCCTGCCCATATCGTTCAGGATTGCGCCCTGTCTCGCTTTTTCTCCGGCGTATATTGATAAATCAATTGCGCCGCCGTATGCAAACTGTTTTTGCATCTGGTATTGACCAGCAACCTTTGCCGAACGTGCGCCGCCAGTACGGGAGCTATCGAGCGGTATGGGTACGCGGTTCCCGGCTCTTGGGTCGCCCTTGCGTGTTGCGCCGGTTTCCAGCTGGTACAGGTAATGCTCCTTGTCGCCCTTCATTGTTGGCACTATTAGTTTGGCGTT